CATCAACAACTGCTTCAATGGGAGCTCCACCCCAGACACCATACGCATTTGCACCAGCACCTGATGATACTGTAGAAGCATTAGGATATAAAAGAGTATCTAAAATATCCAATAAAAAGATGCACACTGAATATGATCGAGTTCAAGAAGCAATGGATAAAAAATATGAACAACTTATAGAAGGATATCGAGACTTTGCTTTAGGAACTAAAAATTCTTCTCCTAATCAAACAGTTAATCGAGCTATAAGAGAAGTAGCCAAACAATTAAAATCAATTGAAGAGACTATTAAATATACAGGCCGATTAAAAACAGAATCAGGAATATCACATTCAGGATTTAGTAACGGCACACGAAATGCATTAAATAAAATATCAGAAAGATTAATTAAAATATCAGAAAGAGTAAGATCATTAGGAGAGTAAGATGTCAAAACCATTACTAGTAGAATATATGCCGTTTTCACCTGTTGGTTCGCTCAATGAGTCTAATGGTGCCAAATACGGAATACCAGGTGGTTTTGTAGTGCAAGGAGTTTTACAAAGAGCTGGAGCAAAAAATCAAAACGGAAGAGTATATCCAAAAAATATTTTAATGCGAGAATGTCAACGCTATCAAAGAGAATTTATTGACCAAAACAGAGCACTAGGAGAATTAGATCATCCTGAGTCAAGTGTAGTTAACTTGAACAATGTGTCTCACAACGTTTTAAAAATATGGTGGGATGGAGATGATTTGAAAGGAGTAGTGCAAGTTTTAGATACACCATCTGGTAATATATTAAAGTCACTTTTCAAAGAAGGTATAACTTTAGGAATATCAAGTCGCGGTCTTGGTAGTGTTAAAGAACTTCGCAACGAAGGTGTAGTAGAAGTACAAGACGATTTTGAATTGATATGTTGGGACTTTGTGTCTAATCCTTCAACTCATGGAGCATTCATGGGTGTCATGAAAGAATCAGTTCAAAGAAACGTAAATAAATATGCAAAAGTTAATGACATCATTACATCTATACTTTGTGAAGATGGTAAATGTAGGATATAAGAAATGGGTAAAAAATTAGAAACATTAAAAGATTTATTAAACGAGACACCGAAGCAAATAGTGTTTTCAGAAGGACCTGCTCCATTAACAACAGAAGAAAAAAGAGCATTTGCTGAAGCATTGCAAACATTTTCTCATATAGGCGAATCAGTATACAGCAAAAGAAAACTTGAAGAAGCTGTTGCTAATATTGAGAAGCTTGTAGAGACAGCTCAAAGATTTGTTAATGAAACAAGTGATGATGTAGTTGAAAGCACTGCAGCAGGACGTCATTTTAAATATATGGAGGCAGCTCTTAAAGAATTTAAAAAGTCAGCAACTGAAATATTAATACACGAAAGAAAGTGTGCACAAGCATATGAAGATATTGCAGATGGTCTTAAAAAATATTACGAGCTTGGATAATAGCAATATTTTATATATATTATAAAGGATGATAATGAGTAAGTTTAAAAAATTGTATCGAGACTTTTTTGATTTAAATGAACAAGAACAGAAAAAGCCATATATTCCTACTGAAGATGAAATAGAAGCAATAAATAAAATGAATATTGCATTAGAAAAAACTAAAGAACTTACTTCAGAAGACACCATCGAAGAAGCTCAACTCATTAACAATCTAACAGACTATAACGGACACGTAATGTATAGACTTCGTGACCCACAAGAAGCTAGTGCAGTAGCCAAAGAAATACAAAGATGGACTACTAAAAAAGGCTTTACTATTATATCGCATAAAAAATCAGCATCTGGTAAGACAGGATATTTTTATTTTCGTTTAGGAGAAGATCCAGGAACCGAATCACAAAAGATTCAAGGTTATTTTGCTCAACTACCAGAACTAAGCCGATTTGCTTTTCAAGCACCAAGAAGTCGAAAGAAGCCACCTGCAAGAAGAATGCCACCTAAAAGAAAAATTTAAAACAAGTTATATGAATAAAAAACAAAAAGCCCACAAATCAATTGTATCGGGAAATGCAAAAGGAGTACGAGTAATAGAATCAGACATTGCATTTGCACTCAGAACATTTAAAAAACAAATCAAACAAAGCGGAGTATTAGATCAAGTTAAGAATAATCGTACTTTTACTAAGCCTAGTGTGAAGCGAAGAGATGTTGTAAATCGAGCAAAATACATACAGTATTTGAGAGATCAAGAATACAAATAAGAAAATTTTAAAGTTTTTTAAGAAGTCCTAGCAGAAATGTTAGGACTTTTTTACTGTTTTTTAAGTTGCTCTATATTTATATTGGAAATACGCTATCCCTATATAGTGTCTATTAAATAAAATAATTCTATTAAGATTTCAAATAATCTTATTTCCAAAACAAAATTTAAGGAGAAAACTAATGGCAAAATCAGATTTGCTAAAAGAAGCGATTGCGGACGCTAAAGCTGTTAAAGAAACTGCATTAGCAAACGCAAAGATTGCACTTCAAGAAGCATTTGCCCCTAGAATCCAAAGCATGTTATCTGCTAAATTATCTGAAGAGCTCATGGATGAGCAAGATGAATTAGAAGATGCAGAAATGGATATGGCAGCTGGAGAAGAAATGGATGTTCCTGCAGAGCCAATGGACGACATGGATGTTGATGCCGGAGAACCAATGGATGTTGGTGATATCGAAATCGATACTGACATGGACGGTGAAATTGACTTTACCGGAGACATCATGACAAAACCAGGAGCTGACATGGGTGCAGAAGATGAAATGGAAGGAGAAATGGACATGGAAATGGACATGGAGCCGGAAATGGATGATGAAGAAGACTTAGGTCTAGAAGAAATCATTGCAGAACTCGAGCAAGGATTAGATGAGGGTGATTATTCCAAAAAAATGGAAGAGGATGAAATGATGAAGGAAGAAGCAGTAGAAGAGCAAGTTAAAGATGAAGCTGGAGATGACGGAGACGGAATGTTACCAGAATCAACAGACAAATCTATTGACGAACTTATCGAAGCAATCTTGGCAGAAGAAGAAGTAACTGAAGAGATTAATGAAGAAGAAATTAACGAAGAGGAAAAAGAAGACAAAGAAAAGTTAAACGCAAGTAATTGTAGTGAAGCTGTAGAAGCTCTTGAAGAAGCCTATGACACCGTTAATCATCTTAAATCAGTAATCAACGAAGTTAATCTTTTAAACGCAAAACTTCTTTACACAAACAAATTGTTCAGAAACTTTGATCTTAACGAAGGTCAAAAAATGAAAGTTATTGAAAACTTTGACAGAGCAGCAAACACAAGAGAAGCTAAGTTAGTATTTAGCACTTTAGCAGAATCTTTCCACAAACCTACTACAGGTAAAAAGAAAGTAGTTAAAGAATCTAAATCATTGGCATCAAAAGCTGTTGCAACTACTGCTCCATCAAAGGAAACAAAACAAGTATTGTCTGAAGGCTTTGAACAAGCTAACAGATGGAAAAAATTAGCAGGGCTAATTTAATTAATTAATTTAAAAAAAAAGGAAACAAAAAAATGAGCCTTAACTCACTTTTACAAAGCCCCGACTCATCTCAAAGAAAAGCTGCATTAGCACACGTTTCTAAATGGGAAAAAACGGGATTGCTTGAAGGTCTTTCAAATGAGACTGAGAAAGCAGGTATGGCCCAACTATTGGAAAACCAAGCAAGACAACTCGTAAAGGAAGCGTCTGCAACAGGTACCGCAGAAGGGTCTGAAGAATGGGCTGGTGTAGCTCTTCCATTGGTAAGAAGAATCTTTGCTGAATTTGCAGCTAAAGAATTCGTTTCTGTACAGCCAATGAATCTACCATCAGGTCTAGTATTTTATTTAGATTTTAACTACGGAACAGCTCGTCCAGGATTTGACGATGACAATTCTAACAGAACAGGACAGCCTTTTAGCTCGCCTAACGCTGATGACTCAATGTTTGGTGTAACTAATACATCTGGCGATCCTACTGGTGGTCTTTATGGTGCTGGTCGATTTGGATACTCTATTCCAAACGTATTGTCTGAAGGCGTAACTGCTACTACTGGTTCTGGTGCCGCTGCAGCTGCAGCATCATCTGCATCATTGAACTTTGATAACAGATATGTAAACTCTGAGTACTTTGTACTTGAAGTTAACGCACCTACAGATGCTGATCCATTAGCAGTAAGATCATTCACATTACAGTCTGGTTCAGTTAACACTGAAATCATTCCTGTACAGGCATTC